GAGGTCGAAGTGGAAAAGTCTGCCGCTACATTGACCACCACGCGGGCGTCATTCGTCGCATCGTCAGTCGTGCATTCCAGATTACAGAAGAGCAGCGACTGCTGAGAGTTGACGAGCTGAAACGCCCGTGCTGTGGTGTCAGCCTCGATCACTCCATTGACGACGTAGTGGTCGCCAGCAGAACGAACGGGAGCGGTGTCGTATGTGATATCTCCAACGGCCATCGTTCACCTCCCTCTTAGGTGATACCTGTGAGCTTGGTGAATTTTGCGCGGTTGTTCGTCAACCAGTTGCCCATGAAGAGGAGCTGACTCACAAACGAGTCCTGGTTCACTGGGCGTTGCAGCCCGCCTTCAGCTTCTCCGAAGTTGGCATCTTCATGTGCGAAGAGCTTCCCTGCGGAAAGGTTCATTCCGTACATCGTTCCCGATGTGCAATCGGGATCCCAAACAACTTCGCCATCTTTGAAGGGAGGGTTCTGCACGGAGAGGTTTGCATCACCGGCACCGAAACGGATGTGCGGCTGGTGCAGCGCCTCGAAGGACTCCTGAATCGGCTGGGTCGTAACCCAGAGATCGATACCCATGTTGTCGCCAGATCCACCGACCTGAAGGACGTTGTTGTACCCCGTGCGCATCTGCGGCAGAAGGTTCACTGCGGCTGCGCCTACTGAGGTAATGGAGTCATTCTGCCATGCGGTGTTTGCAACAGGCACGCCCGCATACGAGACGGTCCCAGGAGCGGTCTCCATGGATGCTTCAAGTCCTGTGATGTTGAGGGATCCGTTTCCGGTTCCATCAGAGAACAGGTCTGTGGCAATACGCTTCTGGAGGGACTGGGCTGCGTCAAAAGTCTTCTGTTCGAGCAAGTTGAACAACTGTTGCTCGGAACCCTTATTAATCCTCAGCTCACGACCAGTGATCACGATGGAAACCGAGTACTGCTTCCACTGGAAGAAGGCTGACGTCACGTTGTCCTGACGTGTAACGTCGAGCGTCTCGTCGTCGGTGTAACTGTCCACGGTCGAGTTCGTATCATACTGGAACTGGACGCGCAGTCGTTCGCCACCGTTGACGACCATCAGGTTGCCGGACTCACGAAGTTTATTCAGGAGAGGGCGCATCTTGAAAATCGCGTCCTGCACAACACCTGTGTCCACGGCCCGTTCGAGCGTAGACGCCAGTAGCGACTGAATATTTCTTGTGTCCGTGGTATATTGATTAGCCACGTTCTAAAACCTCCGTTATTCGGAAGCGGCGAGGGCCGACCGGATACGGCTAAACACAGCTCCGATATTTCCTGGCTCATTCTCTGAGTCATAAAGCACCGGTTCACTGGCTCCTGTTGCAGAGCGTCCAGCTACCCCCGTTCCATTGAGACGATTGCTCATCTCCGTGTCACGGACGTTTCTGGCGTTCTGCGTTTCACGACGTCCCTCTTCTTTCGATTTCTCCATAAGAGTTTCGAAAGATGAGAGGACGAACATATCTTCGAACGTCAATCCCTTCTGGTTCACGATGCGGTCGAAGACCGGAGCCATCTTGTCCCGAGCTTCGGGGTTGATCAAGAATTTGCCAGCGCCATCGAAATGGCCGAAATCTTCACCCCACGTTTGTGATGCACGTTGGTTTGAAGTGTCGCTCATCTCCCGCAGTGCCCGCTCACGTTCGCGGGCTGTCAGCTCCTGCTGAGAGACGTAGCCGTTCTTGTTCAACCACAGCTGCAGCAGCTCCTGTTGTTCTGTCGGAATCTTGTCCAGCTCATCCGGCTCAGGCTCCTGCTCGGGGGTCTGTTGTGTTACCTGTGTTCTCACCTTCTCCAGCTCGTCCAGGCCCGTGCGTAATTCTTGGCGCATGCGGTCAACTTCGTTGCGCTCCGACTGCGCACGGGTAAAGCCTCGCTGAAATTCAAGCAGCGTATTTGCTGCCTCTTCGCCTCCGTGTTCTTTGAGTATGCGAAGTGCTTGGTCTACACCGATCATTGGTCCCGAGTCCTCTGCTTCCGGCACAGCTGCTCCGTTCACAGGGGGCGTTTCCTCGATTACAGTGTTCCCGACCGGCTCCGTTCCGACCGAGACGTCTTCCCGCTCGTCCGCAGACCCACCTTCCAGACCATCAGGAGCCACTTCCGTGGAATTCCTGATTTCATCTGCGATGGCTTGCATTCCGAGATTCATGCTTTTCCCTTCTGGTGACCAGCCGAACTGGACTCACCGCTAATCCTTGTTTGCCGTAAGGTGTCTTACCTTGACAGCGCTTTTCAGGGAGCTGGATTCTTTTACCGGAACCTCACCACCCTTGTTCTGGGCGTAGGACTTCCAGTTTTCTTTCCGCTCCGCTTTCTCGTCTCGCCTCCGCAGCACATCGTCAAAACTCTTGCCCTGTGGAGGGGGTAGTTTTCCTGAAGATTCATCATTCCTGGCTCCGCCGACCTTGTCGCCCGTCTGCATGTAGCCGAGGCGTTTTGCTTTCTCGATCATGTCCCTGTTGCCGGTCACGTCACAGCCCAGCGGCTCACAATAGAACCCTTCTCTCACCTGCAGCTTCGCCCCTACCGGAAACTGGTAGACGGCATTGCCTCCGCACAGTTCACAGGAGACAGGTTCGTTTCGCTCTTCGTATGGGACGAGGTGCGTCTTTCTTGATCCACACCCCATGCAGTCGTAATCGTAGTTAGGCATCTTCTATCTCCTCAACTCGTATCCGACGTAGGCTCCAGCTATCTCCGCTATCCCGTGCGGGCCTCCAGCCAGATCCAGCTCGTCGCGTTTCAACAGCTCCTCAACCACTGTCACCTGATCTATGGGCATACGCCTCAAGTGCAGACGGACAATGGCTGCGTAGATAAGCAGTCCTTCGACAGAGAAATTGGCCCAGCCCAGATTCAGCTCCCTGATGACATCCCTCATGTCGTAGCCGTCCACCATCATTCCACCCAGAACCATCCTCTCCCGCTCCATTTGCTCCGTCAATCTTCCACCTCCTCGAACTCGGCTTCCCGAATCTGTCGTTCCTCTCGACGTGTCATCCATTCCTCATGGCTCTGCGGAGGTTCTGGCGGCACGTCGATACTGTCCTTCATTGTGTGGGTCGAGTTGATGTTCACTTCCTGAGTCTTCAGCCAGTGGTCGCGCTTGAAGGATTCCAGATGCCTGTATGCGCCCATCCACGTCGACTGATTCTTCTCGATCTTGTCTATCCCCATCTTTACAAGGTTGGCTTCAGCGATGGCTTGTGATTGCTCGACGCCCAGGTAGAGCCTTGAGAAGAGGGTGTCTTCCTCTTTCGCCCAGTCTCTCCTGCCCTTCTTCATCCATTCCCCGAAGTATGGAGCCGGAATCCCTGAGGCTACTGCTGCCGTCACGGGGAAGTTGCCCTGCTCGATCAGCTCTGTGACTCGTGCGATATGAGCTTGAGTAAGGAGCGTCGGGTTCTTTCCGTTGAGTTTTACGAGCACCCTGTCTTCTTCTGGAATCCGTGCCCTCAGTCGCCGCTTTGCCGCTATCTGATACATCTTGTTTTTCTCTGGTCGGTAGACGGGTTTGCCGCATTTGGGACACGGCTTCTGGAGGATCCCACCATTCGTTTTGCGGATGAATGTCGTTGCCCTGTTGCCTTTCCAGCCGCAGCCGTCTTCGTCGGTGCAGCGGACCTTGAGGTATTTGCACTTCCTGCCGTCTCCGCGTGATCCGTTCTTCCCGCCGTCGGTGCGGGTTCCTGCACCCTTCCCACTGGCACCCATTAGGGCACAGACTCCAAGAACTTCATATGCTCAATGAGTCTGGATGCTTCACCTGTTTCCTTGTCGCCGTTCAGGCCACGGGTCTTGTCCTTTGCGGCATCGATCTTCTCTTCCACCAGCTTGCCGAACTTCTTACGCGCCTTCTTGAATTCAGCTGAGAACTCCCTCTGAATTTCCGGTGGCGGCTCGACCAGTACGACCGGCGGCTGATCCAGTGATATCCCAAAGTTTTCCATTACTACTGTCCTCCTTCGTCCGCTTCTCCTGCTTGAGCGTTGGCTCTGGCGGGCGTGGCGGGGTTTGCTGCAAAAGACTGCGAATCGATAGGTCCGACTCCGCCTGAGGCGGCAGCGCCTCCCGGCGATTTTATCTGCTGGAGAGAAGCGAGGATCTCCATCCGCCGCTGCGGATCTTCCTTTATCTGCCTGTTCACTTCTTCTGTTACGTCGTCTGGATTTCCCGGCAGGTACCTGTCCACGTCCTTGATACCCGAAGCCCTGAAAACGTCTTCGAGCATTTGCGGCAGGTTGGGAACCATCTGGAAAGTCTGTGCCATAATCGGCAACAGCCCTGCGCTGAGGTTGAGCCTGTCCATGGCTTGCTTCTGCGCCACAGCCTGGGACTCACGGGATCCTGAGACTTGGATGTCGAACAAGTATTCACCCTGCGCGATATCTTTCGTCACCTGCTGGACAGCCCCGGTCCTCGGGTCAATGAGGTCGCCCGTATCCGGCATGAACTGCTGTTGCAGCTGCCAGAATTTTCTGGCTGTATTGATCTGGAATTTTTCGAAGCGATCCTGACGCCGACCTTCACGCGCTGCAGTACGCCGCTCGATGATCGCTGCTTCTGTGGCGGTGTCTGGATCGTTGCCACGGAGAGGCTGCGCCGTCCCTGCCGTCTCGTCGAATAGGGCGCGAATCAGAGAGAGCATCTGCGTTTTGTCGGAGTTGATTTCGAGGAAGGGTGCTGCCTGGATGGCGCGACCGTTCGACGCTGCCAGTCCTTCTACAGGAATGATTGCGCCTTCAGGAGCTTCTTTGAGGTTGGTAATGGAGTTGTCGGCCCATGCGTCCTTGTCCACCAAGAGGACGTTCTTGGATTTGCGCATGGTGTAAAGCATCGAGTCGAGAAACTCGTTCACCAGCACCTGCATGTTGTCAGCGCCAGCAAGACTCAGGAGGGGCTTGTTCACCCACGTCTGCATATTCTGCTGGAAGTGCAGGATCTCACACGGGTAATCTTCGATGAACTTATACGGCCACTCTTCTTCGTGGCGCAGGAGCTTGTCGTGGTCAGGCACAAAACTCAGAACGACGTTGCGGCGCTTCCCTGGACCTACCGGGAAGTCACGCGCCCAGATCTCCCATCCTTCTGCGATACCAAACTGGCTAAAGCCTTCTTCGTCTTTGCCCAGCGCCGAGAACAGGCGACGGATTCCGCCTTTCTTGGCAGGATCCCCACCGGGGAGCTTGGCATTGGGCTTCAGGTCTTCTGTGTTCTTGAGGGCTTTGTCCGCTTGCCAGCGATAAACGGGCTGGCGTATGCGGAAGGCGATCCATCGAGCATCAGCCAAACCAGCCGAGGCCCACGGATCCATGAGGAAGTCGCCGGGATTCCACCGGATGCCGAACGGAGCTTGCCACTTTACTCTGGAGCTGGGGCGCGGCTGGATACCTTCTCGGTATTCCTTGTGCCGTGCGATGTGCGGGGCCACGATGAGGTTGCGTATGTCGGGGTTAATCTGTTCGTCACTCATCAGATCTTCGTGAGCGGCGATGTGGAAAGCGTGGTCCTGTTCCCGTGTGATCTTGGTCGGCTCACCTTCAGACAGGAAACCGTTCTCTATCGTGGGGTCTTCGTGGACCTGCGTTGCCAGATCGAGAAGCACCAGCTCCTCGACTACTTCCTCTTCGAACTCCCAGCCAATTTTCTTTACGGCCCATGGCATGCAGTGGGCATCGAATGTGCATTGCTCGTCTTCTGCGGGCTGGCCGGTTTCACCCCACCAGTAGTTGATGTTGTTCGCCACTACCGGTGCAAAAGTGGAGCTGGCTTTGCGCTTTGCCTTCACGTCGAAAGACGGCTCACCGGCACCAACCATCGTTGATACGGACTGGTCGACCCACGCGAACACGAATGAAGCCTTCGTCCGCATCACGTTGTCGCCCTGGTCGAGCTGATCGAGGCGTTCTTCCCGGTTCGTCGTCGCCATGTTGTTATACATCTTGACGATTTCTGTACCGGCTTCGAAGAATGGCTGAAAGAATTTCTCTGCCACCTCGATCTGGTTAGTCCAGAACGCAATGCGCCCTTCGTCCGTTAGCGGGTAGTGCGTAGCTTCATCAGCCATAACTATGGGATGGCCCTTTAAAACGAGTTTGCCAGCTCCTCCAGATCAACTTTTTGTCGGGGTGGAGTCATAAAGCTGCCTTTTAGTTTGCCCTTCTGTTTCTGCTTCAGTCGTCCCCACGTCGCGTATGAAGCTTCCGGCGGAGGGGGTGGCTTCGTTCCCCGTCGTGAAGCCATCAGTAGATATCGTGTCTCATCCAGCGCGTGGTCGGGGTTGTTCTTGTCTATGTCTTCTCTGTCGCCCTTGTCCGAAAACTGCGCGTTCTTCATCTCGTCTTCGAAATCGTGGCAGTCTTCGAAATACACCAGCTTGTCCTGGGCCAACATTTCCTTCATGTATCTCCAGCCGATAACTCTGGAGTTCGGACCCTTCATCGAGGGCCGGAGCTTCAGTCCTGCTTCGTTCTTGAAGATGTCTGCGACCGTGCGGTTCAGTACGGCTCCGCCCTGATTTGAACGGGTGCTCCACAGGGCGCTGTCGGCCCACACTACCTGAGGCATTCTTCCTTGCGTGTATGGATTCCCTGCGCACAGATCCTTGATTGCCCCGGCATGGTATCCAGCGAATTCTCCGCCCTTGTAGTATTCCGCCATGCGGACATTAAGACCTTCAGGGCTGATCGCCCAGAGTCCGAAGGACGTCGGGCTGTTTTCTCCATAGTCGAGAGAGCCAAGGATCCGCCAGTTGTAAGGGACCAGACCGTCGGGCCAGAGGTCGTAGGGATCGACACAGTGTCTCTCCGAATCGAATACTTTGAAATACTGCCCGAACAGAGCGCTGAAGTCAGCGTCGATCCAAGCCTTCCTGAGTTCGGGATCCCCTTCCACGGAAGCTGCAAGTCGCTGCTGGTAGAACGGGTCTGCCTGAAGGAGGATCTTGTTCTCTATCAGTCTGGAGTAGATGAAGACCCTGTTGAGACCTGTCTCTGTATCTTCCACCAGTTTTCCAGATGCTTCCGCGCAGTCAACTGGAGAGTCGGGGATGCTGAACCGTTTCTTGATCCACCCTATTCCAGATCCACCGGGGTTACCCGTGCTGCGCACCCTTACAAAAACTCCCTTACGTGCCGTCCTCAGTGAAGCAAGCATCATCAGGTAAGGTCTTGGGCGCGGCCACTGGGGCAGCTCGTCAAATCCAATCCACGTATATTCAAGTCCCAGGTGCTTGTCGACGTCGGTGTCATGTTCCATCATGGCGAACTGCAGGGAGCTGCCGTCCTTGAACACCCACCGCTGGTCACCTGCCAGGTACTTCGCTTCTCCGTCAGGAAAGTATCCGTAAAACACTTCCTTCGATCTTTCGAGCAGGGTTTCGAACTCACCCAAGTGACGCCGGAAGAGGATCCCTTTGAAGTATTCTCCCTGCTCTATCTTCGCCAGTGCGGCATCGGCAATCAGCACCGCCGACTTCCCTCCGCCTCGGTCTCCAGCGATAATGGCTTCAGGGACACACTGCCGGAGATCTATGAAATCCAGCTGCGACCCAATCTGCGGGGACCATGGCATTTACTTGGGTTCCTCGAAAGGTCTCCACAACATCCCGAGGAAATACTTGCAGCAGAACCGGACCACAAAATTCGGCATCGGTCCCGTGTGTGCGATGGTCAGATCCTCAGGAGAATTCTTGTTGATACACAGCTGAGACTTGTAT